CTATGAGTATACAACAAGGTTTCAATCAAATTGGTTCACAATTTGCGGATTGTTGTTGTGAAAATAGATTAGCAACTTGCCAAACACAAAATATAGTGCAAAATGAAAGTAACGCAACAAGGTTCGCTGATGCTAATAACACCCGTGATATAATCACAAATGCTACACAAAACACACAAGCTGTTCTTGATAAATTGTGTCAATTAGAATTAGACGCTAAACAAGATAAAATAGACGCTAAAAATGAAAAGATAGCAGACCTACAAAGACAATTATCTATGGCTGATTTAAGAGCGAGTCAAACAGCTCAAAACGCATTCATTTCTCAAGGATTCACAAATGAAATCGACCAGATGTATAATCGCCTTGTGAACTGCCCAATTCCGTCAACTCCGGTCTATCGGAAGAACTCCGATATTCAACTGCAACAATAATAACGGTTGTGGATGCGGATGCAATGGAAATTTTTAATTAAATAAATAGCAAAGACCTGATTACAGGATGCTCGATTACGAGAACTTGCTTATTGTTTGTTCCCCAATAGAGATAGGCGAGTAGTCTATCTCTTATATTTTTTATAGAAAGGAAATGATAAAAATGATTGAAAGCGTACAAGAATTACCAATTACTCTAACAAATAACTCTGCAACTATAACTTTTAGTGTTGATGATATCAGAACTAGAAGTGCTAAATGTTGCAATGGGTGGCTATCTCACAGACAAGGTTCTCCATTATATCAATTATTGCAAGGTGGTTATTATAAAGTTAAATTTAAAACTTTAGCTAGCTCGACTACACCGGGTGTGGTGGCATTAGGATTATATCAAGATGGAATTTTGGTTCCTGGAACAACTACTGCTTCAACGATTACTGCAGCTGGAGATGTTGAGACATTAACATTCTCAAAAGTAATTCCAGTTTGTGGCAAAGCTGGTGCAACATTAACTATTGCTAGTGTACCTAGTGTACCAAATTTCACAGACCTAACTGGACCTGGTGTAGATACACAAACTCCAATCATTGCTAGTGCTAATGTAATTATTAGCAAAGAACCATAATGAACACGTTTGATAAAAATTTAGAGCTATTATCTAATATACTTCAAATAAAAAGTTATGAAATATTAGTGAATGATTTTAATAATAATGATTTGATGAATTATTTAAGACACCAAGATGATTTATTAAATAAAATTATTCAACAAAATGAACAGATTGTAACTCTTTTGAAAGGAGATAAATAATGGACGCTGAAGAACCAAAAGAACAAGAAGCTAATAATATGCTTTATACAGATAAAATAAAAAAATTAATTGTGAAAGAATTAGAACAATTTCCTAATGTGGAAATAAACGCTAATGAATTAGACGCATTATATAAATTAATTGATATTGATAAAGATTTGGAAAATATTGATTATTGGAAAGTTAAAAAGGAGGTAATGAAAATGAGATATAATGATTATGATGATTATTCAGAAAGTAGATATTCTGAAGGTAGATATGGTAGACGTGGTGTACCAGGTACTGGAAGGGGTAGATATAGAGGACATGACGAAGGAGAAGAAATGCTAGAAGATATGAAAGAAAGTTACAGTGCTTATTCGGAAATTAGAAGTGCTTATAACAGAGGAAATTACAGTGCAGGAGAAGATAGCATGAAAGCTTTAGAAGACACTATGGAATTGTTCACAGAATTTACACAAAAAATGATACAAGAAGTTGATTCTCCAGAAGCTAAACAAATAATTAAAAAACATTTAAGAAAAATCAGTCAAATGGGGTAAACTTTATGTATAAGTATTATAATGCTAATATGCACAATAATTTTGTGAATGATTGCGTAATAAGAGCTATTTCTACTGCAGAAGATAAAAGTTGGAGTTATACTTATGACGATTTGAGTAGAATAGCTAAGAAAAACGGTATACTATTAGATGATGTGAATTTTGTTGAACCATTATTAGATTATAGATATGATAGGGTAAAAACTTATTCAGATGAGACAGTAGGTGAATTTGCTGAAAGACATGATATTGGCACATATTTGGTCACTATGCCTAATCATATTACTACTATAATAGATGGTGTAGTTTATGATACATTTGACTGTAGAAATAGAATACTATGGAGTGTTTGGGAAGTTAAATAATTTTATGTTTAACTATTGACACTATGTTCGTGTATATTATATAATATGAACAGAAATAGATATGTTCTGGGGACTATGGTCTTTTTACAAAATATCGTTTTAATAGAGAAACTATATGAGTCCGTAGTAAATGGAATGGGTAATATTTCTATATAATGTAAAAAGTTATGTAGTAAACCCGTTTCCGTTTACTACGGACTTAAATTTATTTTAAAGGAGGAATTTATCATGGGAGCAGTAAATTATGCAGAAGCCTATGAAAGAGCTTTAGCTCAAGCATACCCAAATGTGCTTAACTTTGGTGAATTATATAGCGCATCTAACAACCAAATATATAAATTTGTAGACGCTAAAACAATTCACATTCCATCTATTAGTGTAACTGGTAGAACAAATGTAAATAGAGACGTTATGAATGGACAATTCACAAGAAACGTTGATAACAATTATGAAACAAAATCATTATCTTTCTATAGAGAATGGTCTACAAGTATAGACCCAGCTGATGTTTCTGATACTAACATGGTATTAACAATTCAAAATGCTACAAAAGTATTCAATGAAACACAAAAATTCCCAGAGAAAGATGCTTACACAGTTAGTAAAATATATACTGATTGGGTAGCTCAAGGAAAAACAGCTAATACAACAGCATTAGATGTTGATAGTGTATTACCTGTATTTGACAAATTAATGGAAGATATGGATGAAGCATTAGTACCTTCAACAGGAAGAATATTATATGTTACTCCAGCTGTAAAAACATTATTAAAATCAGCTTCTAACATTGGATTAAGTAAAGACGTTTCAAGACAAGCTAATATCAACAGAATAGTTGATAGACTAGATGAAGTTAAATTAGTAACTGTACCTTCATTCTTAATGAAGACAGCTTATACATTTAGCACAGGATTTACACCAGCTGGTACAGCTAAACAAATTAATATGTTTTTAGTACACCCATCTGCTATCTTAACACCTAACAAATACGCATTTGTTGGAATGGAAGCTCCAGCAGCTGGAACAAAAGGTGACTATATCTATTATGAGAAAGAATACGCTGATGTATTCATTCTAAATAACAGAACAGGTGCTATAGCATTCAATATAGTAGCTTAGTAAATGTTTATTAAATGGGACATTTATAGAGAGGAGGAGCGATATGTTATTATCAAAATTAACACCAGTGATACTATACTCACTTACATCAACAAGAGGACTTGACGGTGACATAATTGAAAAATATGAAAACATATTTGAAGCGGATGGAGCTGTTCAATATCTTGCTTCTGATGAAATTGATACTAGTGCATATGGAGCTAATCTTTTAAAAACATATCGCTTTAAATCTATTTATAATGACCTTGAACCTTTTTTATTGGAGAAAACAAATAATTCTCCAGATAACTTAACAAAGTATTTAGTTGAGTGGAAACGGTAATAAATATGCGATAGTAAAGGTTACTCCTATGTATATAGATATACAATGGAGGTGATAGTATGGCTCGATTAAGAAGCAACATTGGTAAGTTTTCTAAACATGCAGAAATAACTATTACTAAAAAATTGGAAAAACAAACTAAAGATTTGGTTGCAAATATGTCTGACAGAATAGAAAGCGAATTACTAAACAAATATAAACAAAATGTATTATTGTCTTTTGCACCAAGGTCAAGTCAAGGGCAATCTGTATTAGAATACAATAAACGTGCTAGTGAAAAAGATCGTGCAGATAGAGAACAAGGCATCACGAATAGTAGAGCTCATAGACAAAAACTTACTTATCATCATACTGGGTTATTTTTAGATAGTATCACGACAAAAAGGATTACAGACGATTTAGGTAGAACTACAATTCAAGTTTCAATAGAAGAATTGACCTATCCAGATCCAAGTGGAGTAAAAACCCAACCTAGGACCACAGTGGATGTATATGAATATTTAACCGCACCTAATGGTACACAAGGAGGAGGATATTACCCATCTGGTAAAGATGGTAATAAAATTATATACTCTTATAATTATCCTACACCACATCATTTATTTGAAGAACAAACTAGAGAGCAAATGAAGGGTTATTTAGAAACCTTACAAAATGATATTAAAGCAGGTCGATATAGAACACGTAAAAGGAGGTAACAATAATGGCGTTGATTAATAATCTTCGTAGAATGATACAAGCTAAATTAAATGAGATAGAAGGTTTAGAAGCAGGAATTATTGTAGCTCAAGATATGGTTGAAGAAGGAAGATATTATTTTGGATATGATATAAGAACTAGTTTGAATCATAGAGATTTATCTTATGATAATGAACAATATACAATTTCTATCATAGGTTATTTATCCACAAAAGGTGGCACACAAAAACAGTTTGATGACTATTTAGACGCTATATGTGGCAAAATAGGTGAATTAAGATTTAGACCTACTACTCAAGATAGTCCTATCACTCCAGATACAGGATATCGTGAATGTATGTTAACTGCATATGCTCAAGCTAATACTTTAGAAAAAACATTGAGATAGTTTCTATTGAACTAAATACTTTGTTAAGAAAAAAATATTTATAGGAGGTAATATTATGGATCCAGATGCAAAAGTACAAGTTGCCACACTTGGTACAGCGTTATATTATAGACCATTCGTAAGTGGTTCAAGTAATTTTATAGGACAAAATGGTTCATACGATCCAAGTGACTTAGACGACGCTCTAAGCGCTGCAGGATGTGTACGTATCTACGGTTTGGCTTCTACACCAGATTTTGGTGGACAACCAAATACAATTGATACAACAACCTTAGATAATACTAAATCTGAGACATCAGTTTTAGGATTACAACCAGCAGCAGAAGTTACATATGAAATAAATATGATGACATTTGCTGATGTACCACAAGGAGTACAACACAATTTAAGAACAGTTAAAGCTATGGCAGATGACAAAGTTAAAGCTCATTGGATAGTTGTAAAAGCTTCAGGAGTTATAATTGAATATGATGCTACAACAACTATTTCTTATACAGCAGACGCTCAACAAGATATTGAAAAATTCAATATATATCATGATGTTAAATCTGATATTGCTGTTTCATTACCAGCAGAATCTAGTCATTAATATATACTAAACTTAGGTGGGCAGTTTGGCCAAGTCAATCTTCGGGCATTTACATCCACCATTTTTAATATCTAATAGGAGGATTGAAAAATCATGGATAGTATAGTAACAATCAAAATAAATGGAAAAGAATATGAGTTTAAATTAAAAAGTTCAAGTATTTTGTACCTAGAAAAAAAATTAGGAAAAAATATATTTGAAGCATTTCAAAATCCAGATTTCACTGTAATGGTAAATTTATTTTATGCTTGCGCAAGTAATGCTTGTAAAGAAGTATATAAAGACGAAGGTGAATTATTTGATGCTTTATTAGAAGAATATGGAATACAAGAACTATCTGAGAAATATTTAGCAGATATAGTTCAAAAATCTGGATTAGTACAAAAATCAAACATTCCAACTCCCAGTGCAGAAGATGGCACGAAAGTTTGGAGTAAATAAAATACTTAATAAAATATTTGAAGACGAAAACAAATATGACCCATTGGCAGGATTTCATGTAGTTCATGATTTATATGCAGAACTTGTAAAACAAGGTTGCGAATTAAGAGAATTATATGAATATTCTTGTAAAGAATTATTATTTATTTTAAAATATAAACGAGAAGGATTAGCATTTAAACTTTGGCGTATGGGTAGCATGAATAGAGCTGCTTTTGGAGCCAAATCATATCCTGTTAAATTAGAAGAAGCTATGCCGGATTTGTTTGAAAAAACAACTCAAAACGCTCCAATGCCAGAATGGTTAAGAGAAGATTATGAGAAGAAAATAAATAAATCAGTGAAAAAACATCCTGATAAATTCTTTCAAAATGGATTATAATGATATAAATTAGGTTGTAGGAGGTAGTTTAATATGGCTAAAGATACAGATGTAAAATTCACTATTGGTGGAGAACTAGATGAAGGAAGTGTTAAGGGTTCATTAGACCAAGCTGAAAAAATAATTGATAAACACCCTATTGAACTTAACCTTTCTATAGCAAAAAGATCACTAAAAGGTGTGGAAGATATTCAGGCAAAATTGATCGATAAAATAGAGAAGGTTTCTGGTAAATACGGGGACCTTCTTTCTGCACCTAAAAAAGAAATAAATCAAATTAATACTTTATTTAATAAACTTACAAAACAAACTAATGCTAAACAGCAAAGTTCGAAGGCTTATCAAGAAATAGTTAAAGCTATAGAAGAACCATTAAGAATTTACAATGAACAACGAAAAGCATTACGTGCTGAACAAAAAGCTCTTTTGGATGAAGCAAAGAAAACTGTTGCTAAAACTAAAAAAGCTAGATATTTCGGCAAACATTCTCGAGAAGAAATTGACTCTAATATTCGTCAAGAAGAAAAGAGACGTAAATTATATGGTATTAAAACTGCAGGACCAAAAGGGTTTAAACGTAATGTTGGTTTTGATACAGGTGTAGCAACTGATAAAACTATACAAGAAACAGACCGTGGTGGCTCTTATCGAAGTAAATGGGCTAGTCAAATGAGAATTGGTGAACTTGAAGCTATTAAATGGATGAAAAAAAGTCTTAAAGTTATCAATAATACAACTTTGGCTAATAAAATGGCAGATGAAGCAAACAGAAAAGGTGGTAATAAATATAAACTTACAGATGAGCAAAAAGCTATTGAAAAAGCTAATTTAACTACTAATGAATTAGCAAAAATATTAGGTGGATTAGAACATGGTAGAGAAGATGCTACAATAGGTGAATTTGAAAAATGGTTAGATGCTACATTTAATTTTAATGACGCTTCTGGAAGAAATGTGTCTGATGCAATACTATTAACACTTAATAAAACATTCAATCGTTATGCTAGTAAAGGGGCTATTGGAGCAACTGAAGGTGGTATAAGAGGTGAAGGAGAAAATCATACGGAAGCCATGAGAGCTTTGACGCTTATGATATCAAAATTCAGAACCAAATTATCATCACATGTTGATAAGTTATATGATTCTGCAAAATCAATTGCACAACAAAATCCAGAATTAATTAGACAATTAAGAGCTATAAAATCAGTTAATAAATTTGAAGCTGAAAAAGAAATAAATAAATTGCTAAGTGGAGTTTCTTCACTTAATGTTAAAGAAATTAAAAAAGGTAATAACTTATTAGCTAAAGAAGTAAATAATTTAGGTAAAAAAACTGACAAACAAAATGATTTAACAGAATCATCTAAT